TCACATAATTGATTAATATGTTGTACATTTAATTTATCTAATGGTAGTAACCATTTGTTATTAATACTTGAAATATCATTTTTAAAAATCTGATCTAACATTTCATTACGCCATTTGATATCTGTTTTTGTGTGAATTTTAAAAATTTGATCAAAAGAATCTGGTAAATAATTTGAACAAATATAATCCAGTTGTAGTAAGTAGGGTCCAATATCCATTCCTTTATTTGGATGAAAAAAAATTTTATATTCGAGTTTATATTTTTCAAACAGGTTTGTTAAAATAAATGCTTTCGGTTTAAGATCTTCAAGAATAGTACAGAGGAAAAAAATATTATAGGATGAAATAGAATCATGGATATATTCAACTATATCACATCCAATATCTATAGACCCAACCTGAAATAGTATCAGAATTTTCATTATAAAATAATATAGCCATAAAAAAATATTTAGTTTAAATCAAAATCAAATAATTATAATTAAAATCAAAAAAAATTTGTCTATTATAATTATATATAATAAATGTCTAGTACTCGCAGACCCGATGAAGATAACACAAATACTAATGCTGTTGATGACAACGTTAAAAGATTATTAAAAGATGGCATCAGAGGAAAGATTCCATCATCTACTATTGCTGAACTTCGTAGAAGATACAAGGATGATAATCTTATTGACAAGATTGAAGAAGTTTTCTATGAAAGACTTAATGAAATTAAAACTAGAGCTCGTAAATTCGCCAAGCTTGTCGAAAAGAAATTTGGTGCTAAAGGTCTTCCACTTCATATCGTCCTTAAAGAATCCAAGAGATACAAGGATAAATATAACCTTGATGAAATTGAATTTGATGAATTCAGAAAGCAATACCAAAGACTTTTGAACTCAAGACTTCCTATTGAAGATCAAATGGAACTTGTTCCTAATACCAACATGGCACAACTTTTTGGTGACATTAACTCCAACGAAGGTATTGTTCTTAAAGATTCTGATTACCCAGTTCTTCAAGATATTGTAAAAATGTACACAATGACAAGAACCACCCACAGTTCTGTTATCCTTCAATCAATGCAATATGAAGATTGTGCTTCTGAAGTTCTTAATGGTATGTTTGATCCTCAAAAACACAACCCATCATGCTCAATCCACCCTATTATTGCTGCTATGTTCATTCCTAAGATCCAACTTTTCGAAGAACATTTCTTATACACTAACATTGCCTATATTATTAAATCCAAGCACGAAAGACAACCTCTTAATAACATGGCTGATATCAACTTACTTCACCACATGATCAATGATGCTGCTGATGTTGTCTGCTCTGCCGAGACTCCTCTTAAGGATTTAAGATTAAGATGCAATCTTCAAAACAATCTTTGGAACAATGTTCTTTCCTTAAGAACAGGAAAATTCTTTGATTGTGTTGGAAATGATTTCTTTGCCGCCATTGATGAATGCAAGATCTCATCTTATGATGCCCCTGATCTTCTTTATGTTGGTGATGAAGGTATTGTTCTTAAGAGATTACTTTCTGCTTTCTCATTCAGACCTCTAGTAGTAACCACCAATCCTATCTTTGGAACTTATGGTACTGCTAACCCAGTAAACTTCCCTGTTATTACAAACAGAGTTGTTGCTAGTCCTTTACTTACTCTTAGACTTCCTCCTAACAGTGGAAAGAACCAAATGTCTATTAACTTAGAAAGTGCTCTTACCCAATCACAAGTATACCTTGAAAATGGTATGTTTGTTCCTAAGACCCAAGAAGTAATTTTCACCAAGGGTGTTATTATTTTCCACGTTCCTAGAAGAACAATCAGTCCTGATAAAACCTACAAGAACTTGATCTCTCCTATCCCTCAATTTGATCAAATTCCTTCCCATGTTCTTAGAACCGAAAGAGTTAATGATACTCCAGTTGTTGCTGATGAAACAATTACCATTAGACAAGAACCTTACTACCTAAGATCTGCTGTCTTCCTTGAAACCTTCAATGAATCAAATGCTGAACGTGGTATTGATCAAATTGTTATCAGTACTGGTGCTATCATCAGAAAGTCCAACAACACTGTTACTGGTGATTTCTGGGTTTACAGTCCTAGACTTGCTAACTCTGAAACCGGTAAAGCTGAACAACTTATGCAAAGACTTTACTACAACAACCCTGAAAGTGATGATCCAATTGATCTCCTTTCTACCAAGGCTACTATCTTCATCTATGCCAAGAACTTCAATGCTTAAATTAATAGGATTAGATAGATTAGTTAAAATAATTTAATAAAATAATATTATTAATAATATTATTTTATTTGTTTAGAAACATCATTTGAAAGTGCTTTTTGTAACATTTTTTGTATTTTCATTTCTTTTGATTCCTCTTTTGTCTTTTTAATTAGGGGGTTATTTTTCCAACATAGAGTATTTAATTTAGATGTATATTCTTTTATTACATCATTATTTGCATTAAATTCTTTAAGTAAATTAGAAAAACCTACTATATTATTTATTTCAAGTGGATTATCATCCAAATCATTACATCTTTTTATTTTTTCTAATGTTCTCATTTGGTTAGTTATCATTTGTTTAAAAAATTCTTTTTTCTCTATAACGTCCCATCCATCACCAGAAAATTTATTCCCATTATAGACATGTATTTGTCCATCTTTTAGATTAGGACAATAAATTACATGATTCTCTTTTTTTTCTGGATCAAAAAAAGTATCTGCTGTTATGGACTGAAATGCTTCTCCTGGAATTTCAAATGCATTTTTTAGAACATTAGGTTTTAAAAAATCATATTTAATATCATCATAAGGTACTAGTTTGATATTATTATTATTATTTATATTATAGTTATTTTGTGTATTTGTATTATAAGAATTTAATATATTATTAGAATTATTTACATTACTTTTATTAATAATACTGTATTTTTTTTCTATTTTATCATATAAATCAATTTGTTCTCGTTTACACATTTTATTAATAATATGATTTTTAAGACCATTATATGATTCATAAATTTTAAAACAATTTTTACATTTAAATTCATTATCTAAATATTTAATTTTCATAATTGCATTAGTATATTCTTTTAGCATATCACGAATATTGTATTTTTTATATTTATTTATAATTTTATTAAATTTTATTTCACAAGATTTAATATGAACTGTATGATTCCATCTTTGATCAAATTTTTTTTTACAATATAAACATATGTAATTTACCATTATTATATTATTATATTTTTATTATTAAATATTTTATTTGATTAAAATTGATATAATATTTAATTATTAAGTGAAGATATATAATTAAAAAAAATTGTATTATATATTATTTTAATCTTAATAGTAGTCTACACTTAAAATAATATATATTGATTAAAAAATGAGCAAAATAGTTTTTACAGAGAGGGAAAATTTTTTTCCCAGGAATTTTCCGCAACAAGATATTTTTTTATAAAAATATCTTAATTATAATCTTAAATATATAAAAAAATAAATAAAATATTTTTAATCTTCACTGTAATATTATTTTTATTAATCTCTATTTAAAAATGCCATATAAAAAATAGGATATATATATTATATATGAATATCTTGTATTTATTTTATTTATTTGTATTTAATAATTATAAAAATGAAAAATCAGGTATTGATCATAGATATCCATTAATTGAAGATAAATCAGATATTTATAATATTATTGATATTAATTATAAGAAGAAATTATTAGATTATTTAAAATCTGATAATATATCAGTACATGATAAACTAAAGAAAATTAATGAATTTGATAATGTTAATAATATTAAAGCAATGAATATAACAAAAGGAGGACTATTGGATGATTGGAATTTTGAAATTTAATATATTCATATATGTATATATTAAATCTAATAACCTAATCTAGATCTTGTTTGTTGTGATTGAGGGATATAATAATTAACTGGTGCTGGAGCAGGTGTTGAAACATAACCACTTGTATATGCTTTACGAGCATGAGATGGATAACTTTGTCCAATTGCATCAAATTCAGCTGTATAAAATCTGGTTGGATTTACTTTTTGTGTAGTAATTGCTTTTTGTTTAGCAAACATATTTGTTCTATCATCTGTAAAATAATAAGGTTGGTAATTTAAATTAGCTTTTACTGATTCCATTGTAGAATTTATAATTTTTTTATCAAAAACATCTCCGCCAGGTGGTAACTGACCCTTTTGTGGTAATGATTTGTTAAAAGTTAAAGTTGGATCATAAACTGATGATAAAGTTGGTAAAAACGATTTTGATCCTACTGTTGATGTATTCACTGGAGATGGTAATGGTTTTAATGGTGAGAATTTATCACGCATATATTTAAATCTAATATCTATCTCTGTTAGTATAGTTTTAACACAATAATCTATTACTAGTTTATTTAAAGTGGCAAATTGTTCTTTTTGATTAAATGGTAAATGTTGGGCATAATCATTATACAATCCCTTCATTATTTGTTCTAAATGTTCTCTTTTTTGATCTCTTACAATATATTTATCACAACTATTATTATAAATAGTTTTTCTAATCATTAAATTAATATAATTTCGATTTATTTCAGACATAAATGTTCTATAAAATGTTTCTTCATCACATAGCTGTCCTGATGTTGAATTATTCAATGTATTTGATATTGGTTTGAAGTAATCCCATGGATGATCTTGTAAAAATAGAAAAGGGGATTTTTGTACATCACTTAAGTAGTTGCTTTCCATACTATTATTATATATATTAGATATTAATTTGTTAAAATATTTTTAATAACATCCATAATTTCTACATTAGAACCATTTGCTGTTAGTTCAGATGTTAATTTATCCATTTGAAGAACAGATATTTGTGTTTTATATTTAATAATTCCTATATCAACAATTTGTGTTTGTTGGTAATTATTTCCTTGATTTGCCTTCATTATATTTTCTGGTGATAGTAGTAATATTTTATTACCATTTGTTTTATGTTTAATCACTATATCATTTGATGTTGAAACTATTAACCATAACATTAATAAATTTTGATTAAATACTAAAGTTTTATTTAAACAATTAGATTCATAGTATAATACATTTTTTAGTCTTAAATTCAATTCTAGTAAATCAATTTGTTTTAATTCAACAAGTAACATTGAATCTGCAATTGTATTTATAAAATCAAAATAATTTGTATTTACTGATTTAAGTAAATAAATATTTTGAAGTGTTGGTAAAATTTGTTGATAAAATGATTTAGCAGATTCATTAATAATAGTTGTTGATAGAGATTGTAAAACTTTATCCATATACTATTATTAATTTTATTGTCATTTCTCTAAATAAAAATTATCTCGATTCAATTTATATGGAAAATATTTTTAATATTATTTTTATATTTGTATTAGGATATATTGTATATAATATATACTTTTTACAATCAAAATCTAAATCTAAATCAATTGATCATTTTAATGTAATAGTACCATCTCCAAGTCCAGCATTTGCACCAGCACCTATTGCAGCATTAGAATTACTACGATCACCTAGTCCTGCATTTGCACCTGCATTCGCACCAGCACCTGGTCCTACACCATTTGTAGTTAATATAGTTAATGGAGTTAATATGGATGACTATAAAAAAAAATATTTTTCAATTTTAGCTAAACCAAATGCTTGGTTATTAGGAAATTCACAAAATAAAGCAGCTGCACCATCTTTTTCTTTATTAGACATTCCTGTTATAAAAAATACAGATGTTTCTGTTAATGT